AAGAAGATAAATTTATAGGACAACAACCTTTTGCATCATGGTCATTAGATGATAATGATGATTGGCAATCACCAATTGCATTTCCATCAATTATTGATGATGGTCAGTCAACACCAGAATGGATTTATGTAATTTCTTGGAACGATACAAAATATCAAGCTGACAACACTAAAGGTTGGGAAGCAACTAAATCAAACGACGAAGCGGAAACCAAAACAGTTTACGACTGGAATGGCACATCTTGGGTGTCCGCATAGGAGGACACTTAAATGCCAAAAGGCAGCGGAAATCAAAACGGTGGTGTAATCGGAAAAAGCAATAAAACTTCTTTCGGAAAATGTACCACAACAACTAAAACATCAAGTGCACCAAGTGCAGTCACAACACAACCAGGAACAAGATTAGTTAATACTTTAGTTGTTGCTGGAGGTGGTAGTGGTGGAGCAAACCGAGGTGCAGGTGGTGGAGCTGGTGGCGTTTTACAAACAAACGATATAATTGTATGTGGGGGCACAGCTCTTGGAGCAGTTACTATTGGTGGTGGTGGATCTACTCCACCTTCAAGTGGTAATGGTAATGCAGGAACCAATTCTAGTTTAGTAATAGGATGTACGACTTACACTGCAACTGGTGGTGGACTTGGAAAAAGTGGAAACTGTGGAGTTGGTGGACCAGGTGGATCTGGCGGTGGTGGAACAAATGATCAACCTTCAGATCCAGAAAGAGCTGGTGGTACAGGAGTTTGTGGTCAAGGTAATCCTGGAGGAAGTGCAACACCAGGAGGATCTGGAGCAGGATATAGAGGAGCTGGTGGTGGCGGTGGAAAAAATGCTGCTGGAGCTAATGGCTCAGGATGTGGTGGTGGAGCAGGTGGAGCAGGTATTCCTATTTCAGCTTGTTTTAGTTCACCAATATCAGGAGTCGGTGGTGGCGGCGGTGGAGCATCTAGTAATACAAATCCTCCAAGAATAGGAGGATCGGGTGGAGCACACGGAGGTGGAGACGCAGGTCCAAGTGGACCTTCACCGGGACCTACTGCTGGAAGTGCAGGAACTGCTAACACTGGTGGTGGAGGCGGTGGAGGAGGAAATAACTCTGAAGCAGCTGGTGGAGCAGGTGGATCAGGAGTGGTTATTGTAAAAGAATTAAATAAAGCAAGTGGTGTGTGGTCATTAGAAAGTCAATTTAGCGCTAAATCTAGCTCTACATGGCCTTTTAGATCAGCACCAGTAAATTACATGGTAGTTGCTGGTGGTGGTGGCGGTGGATTTAGCTCTGGTGGTGGAGGTGGTGCAGGAGGTTATCGTGCATCAGGATTTGGACCAAGTCCATTACAAGGTTCAGCATTAGATTTAGGTTTAGGAAGTTATACAGTTACAGTTGGAGCAGGTGGTGCTGGCGGTGCTAATGAGCCTACTTATGGAGCATGCGGTACAAATTCAAGTTTTGGAACTATAACATCAACAGGAGGTGGTGTTGGTGGTAACACTGGTGGATCTGGTGCAAAAGATGGTAAAACAGGTGGATCTGGTGGTGGAGGCGGTGGTGGAGCCGTATGCGGAGGATCTGGTGGAGCAGGTAATGCAGGAAGTTTTACTCCTCCAGAAGGTAATAATGGTGGAACTCATCACGGAGGATCTCCTTCCTATGGAGGTGGTGGAGGTGGTGGAGCAACCGCTGTTGGAGGAAATGCAAGTGCACCAAAAGGTGGTGATGGAGGTGCAGGGGCACCTAATACAATTACAGGAACAGATACTAGTTACGCTGGAGGTGGTGGAGGTGGTGCTAACAATCCAAACCCTGGTGGATCTGGAGGAGCTGGCGGAGGTGGTGCTGGTGGTAATGGATCAGGAGCTGCAGCTGGAACAGCCAATACTGGTGGTGGAGGTGGATCTGGTGGTCATCCTTGTGGTGCTGGACAGTCAGGTGGTTCAGGTATTGTAGTTGCAAGAAGTTTAGGGGTTGGTGTTAATTTTGTAGCAAGCCCATCATGTAATTCAGTTTCGTTTGTTCCTAACTCATGTTCACCTTCAGGTTTTGATCAAGTTGCAACATTTAATACATCAGGAACTTTAACTATTGCAGACGGTGATCCAACAGCTTTTACATCAAATTATTTAGTAGTAGCCGGTGGTGGTGCAGCTACACCTACCTCTGGTTTACCAAACTCAGGTGGTGGAGGTGGTGCAGGTGGATATAGAGCATCTGGTTTTGGACCAAGTCCATTACAAGGTTCTTCATTAATTTTAGGACCTGGAAGTCACTCAGTTACAATTGGAGCAGGTGGAACAGCCGGTACATGTGCTTCAGCAGCTAAAGGAAATGATTCAGTATTTCAATCAATTACATCAACAGGAGGTGGATCTGGTGGTGGAAATTCAAGTCCTATTTACAGTGGAAAACCTGGTGGATCTGGTGGTGGAGGACTTGGTTATGGAGGATACGCAGGTGGAGATGGAAATGAACCACCAGTAAGTCCCCCACAAGGTAATGATGGTGGCCGAGGTGGTGGATACAACCCTTGGGGTGGTGGTGGAGGTGGTGGTGCCGGTGGCGCTGCAGCTAACCTTCCACCTTCAGTTCCTCTATCAGGAGGATCCGGAGGATCAGGAGTTCCTAATCTTATTACAGGTTCAGATGTAACATATTCTGCCGGAGGATCGGGAGGACCAGGTGGTCCAGGTAGTGCAGGAACTGCTAACACTGGAAATGGTGGTAATGCTACTGGGTCAGGAAGTAATGGAGGTCCTGGTGTGGTGGTTGTTAGAATGCCTAGCTCCGCTACTATATCAGTATCACCATGTACAAACTCAACATCTACACACCCTGGTGGAGATAAAATAGCTACGTTTACAGTTTCAGGTACATTGACAGTTAGTTAATAAATGTTATATTAGATATATAAAGATATATGAATTTAACAAACTATTACTGGTATTTTCAATCGGCTATTCCCTCTAGAATTTGTAATGACATTGCAAAGTATGGTAAACAACTTCAAGATCAAATGGCAGTTACTGGTGGTTATGGTAATAAAAAGTTAAATCAAAAACAAATTAAAGATTTAAAAAAGAAAAGAAACTCTAATATTGTTTGGATGAATGATCATTGGATATATAAAGAAATACAACCATATATTCACGAAGCAAATCAAAACGCAGGTTGGAATTTTGAATGGGATTGGTCAGAAAGTTGTCAGTTTACAAAATATACTAAGGGACAGTATTATGATTGGCATTGTGATAGTTGGGATAAACCATATCAAAGAGAAGTTAATGATCCATCAAATGGTAAGATTAGAAAATTATCAGTTACTGTAACTTTATCTGACCCTAAAGAATATAAAGGTGGTGAATTAGAATTTGATTTTAGAAATACAGATCCTGATAAAAAACCAAATATTAGAAAGTGTAAAGAAATACTACCCAAAGGATCTTTAGTTGTATTTCCTTCATTTGTGTGGCATAGGGTATGTCCAGTTAAAAGTGGTGAAAGAAAAAGTTTAGTAATATGGAATTTAGGATGGCCATTTAAATGAGTTTTCCAAAAAAATTACAATTAGAAGAATATTTTAAAAGTCCAATATGGTGGGCAGATGAACCTAAGTTTGTTAAAAAACTAAACAAAGCATCTGATAAATATATTAAAGAGTCTCAAAAAAATTTAAAAAAAAGTATAGATGAAAGAAACAAAAAGTTCGGTGATAAGGGTGATATGGGTCATGTGTTTCATTCTACATCATTAATTGGTGACTCTAAATTTAAAGAATTACAAGATTACGTAGGGGCAACATCACACAACTTGTTATTAGAAATGGGTTTTGATTTAACTAATTATCAAATATTTACAACAGAACTATGGGTTCAAGAATTTGCTAAAAAAGGTGGGGGTCACCATACTTTACACACACATTGGAATGGACATATGTCTGGTTTTTATTTTTTAAAAGCAAGTGATAAAACATCTATACCAATGTTTGAAGATCCAAGACCAGGTAATGTTATGAATCTTTTACCGGAAAAAGATAAATCAAAAGTAACTTTAGCTAGTTCACAGATAAACTACAAAGTGCAACCTGGAAGAATGATATTCTTTCCATCATATCTGCCACATCAATATATAGTTGATATGGGTTATGAACCATTTAGGTTTATACATTGGAACTGTCAAGCAATACCAAAAGGAGTGTTAAATGTCGTTTAAAAAAAATAAATATAGTGTTTTAAAAGGAGCTATCTCAAAAGAATTAGCTGACTTTATATATAAATACTTTCAAAACAAAAGAAAAGTGGCAAATGTTTTATTTAATACAAAATATATATCACCATTCACAGAATATTTTGGTGTATGGAATGATGAACAAGTTCCAAATACTTATTCACATTATAGTGATATTGCAATGGAAACTTTATTGACTGAAGTAAAACCAGTAATGGAAAAACACACAGGATTAAAATTATCGGAAACATATTCTTACGCAAGAATATATAAAAACGGAGATGTTTTAGCTCGTCACAAAGATAGGTATTCATGTGAAATATCTACAACATTAAATTTAGGTGGTGACCCTTGGCCAATATATTTAGATCCAACAGGTAAAAAAGGTCAAGCAGGTATTAAAATAAATCTTGAACCAGGTGACATGTTAATTTACGCTGGTTG